GCTTTCGTTTCCGAACCTCGATGACTCTTTCCGGTACGAGGTTCAGCTTAACCTTGCGCGCATCTCGGCGAGTCGGCGCGAGTCGATGCAGTTCGCAATGGGCGCGCACGGCGTCTTTCCGTGGTGCCGCGAAGCCATCGCCTCAATCATCATGCTCGCTTTCGAGAAGAACGACGGCAAGCGCGCGGCGTGGTGGGCGTCTCGGATGCTGACCTTGCCCGAACCGGCGCAGAAAGATCGTCCGTGGACGCACGAATCGAAGTGGTACGGCTGGGCTGGGCATGATCTCGCCGCGCGTGCATATCGCTTGGCTGGCATGGTGGCGGACGCGAACGCGCTCCAACTGGTTTATCATAAGCACACTGAGCCGACCATCCGCATCACGCAAAAGACGCTCGGCAACTCGACCCGCTCGGTGTCATTCCGTGACGCTTGGCTCTCCACCGCGGCACGGCCCGAAATCGTCGAGCACTACTTTCAAATAAAGGCCGACGACGCCGAGACGTTGGCGATGGCGAAGCAGTTCTTGCATCACGTCGGCGAGCGCACCGAAATTGAACGCGCCTCAATTTTGGCAGCAATTGAGATTTACGTCGAAGACGGCATGGTGCCGCCGAACAACTGGGACGAGCGCGTGCTGACTTGCGGTGAAACCGTGATTGATGCGGAGAACATCGAGCGAATCCTTGGAGCTAAAAAGCCATGATTCCAGAACCCGCTATTGTCGTTTGCACAAAGAACGCGCGCTGTCTCGACGTGATGAGAGCGTCGATCAAAGCCTACGTTCCGCACGGCATTCGCACCTACGTTTCGCACGGACTCGGCCCGACCTTCGGCGAGGCTTACAACGAGGCGGCGCGCATCGCGTTCAAGGAGCATGACCAGCTCGTGATCTGCAACGACGACATTGTTTTCACTCCGACGACGTGGGCAAAGCTCATGGGCGACGTGAAATTACTTCGCGAACATTATCCAGACCTCGGCTGGGTTGCGACGCGCTCGGACTACGCGCGCGGAGAACAGAACATCCGAAGCGGACGCGGGCAAATAGACTTCCTGCGATTTCCATCTGAGAGAAACATAATACAAGCAAGCGTCATCGCGCCAATCTGCGCGTGGATTCATCGCGACGCATGGGTGGATTTTCCTCCGCTCAACTGGTTCTCCGACGACGTGCAATGCCTCGACATGAAGCGACCGCATTTTATCTCGCGCGCCTACGTTCACCACGTCGGAAGCCAGACCTGCGGCAACGACGCGCAAAAGTGCATGGACGATGCCGAGCCTTGGCTGCGCGAGAACCGGCCCGAGTTGCACGCGCGGTGGTATTTAACAAAAGGCGCATAAGTATGGCCGCCGTGCGAGACTTTGACCCGACTCAGATCAACGCAGACTTCTCCGCAATTTTGGAGCAAGCTGGCATCGCGTTTACTTACCAAGGAAACAGCATCACCGGAGTCTGGTCGGCTTCGCGTGACGCGTTCGCGGACTTTGAAGATCAACGCCGCGACGATTCCAAGTTCACCGTGTTTCTTTTGACGACGAGCGTGAGCGCAACGCCGAAGGTCACGCAGACTCTTTCGCGCGCTGGCATTACCTATTTCATCGAACGCGTGACACTCGACGCCGAGGGAGCGGGTTGTGAAATCGAAGTCTGCAAAGTGATATGATTCAGATCGAGACGAGTTTTCATCGCTTGGAATACCAACTGGCGCGCCTTGCTCTGGCCGCAAAGGTCGATCTCGGCTTGGTGATTAAAGAGGAAGCCAAGTACGCGATTCAGACCATCGTGAAATTCACCCCGCCGAAAACTAAACAGCAAGGCGTCAATGCTGTTCGCGGTGACTTTAGCAGATTGGCCCAGCCTTTGGTTTATAGTGATCTCAAAACAAAGGCAACGAAGGGCGGTTTTTATGGTTCGATGGCGAAGTATGTTCGCAATCGTGATGTCGAAAAAATGCGCGCGCTTTTGCGTAATCCAAAGCTCACCGGATACTACGGAATGAAACTGCTTGAGAACGAAGATGCTCTAAGGAACGAACACAAAGCACGAAGAAATGCTCGTGGCAGAATAACCGGAAAAGCCACCGCTCTAGCCTTTGGAGCAGACTTTAAAAAATACAGGAAAGAAATTGAAGGCCGTGTCGGCTGGACAGTATCAGGATGGAACTCATCGGCAAAAGTTGCTGGTGCGCGCTACAAGAAATTCTCTGATAGATTGAAACCGCAAGGCGGGCTTAATGGACGCTTGTTTGGTTATGTCAGTTCTAGTTTTGGGGAAAGACCTTTTATCAAAGCAACCGCATCGCACGTCAAAATTCCAAACTATCAACGCATGGTGGACGGAGCGATCAACTCACGAGAACGCACTACCATTAAAAAGATCAATGCGGTTCTCGCAAACCGCGCCGTCAATCTTGGATTCACCAAAGTAAACGGAACAATGCCACTTCTAACCGCCGCCGCATGAGCACACGCACAAACATCCGCAACGCCACCGCAACCGCTCTTACGTCTGCTCTGGTCGTTCCTACGGCTAACATCCTGCGCGGGCGCAACAACACGATTGCCAGCGTCAGCTTTCCGTCGGCTGCAATCTATGCCGTCACCGAGCAAATCGAAGTCCGCACGCTCGGCCCAAGCAATCGCACGCAGTACCGACAGCTTCAACTCGTCGTTGATTACTTCACGGCGGAGAGCGGCACTTACCTGATCGACGATCTTTTCGACACCGGCTCCGCTGCCGTCGAAGCGGCTGTCTTGACCGACGTAACGCTCGGCGGTGCTTGCCAAGACCTTCATTTGACGAATGTCGAATATGTGATCGAACCCGACGAGGAACGCCGCTGGGGCACTGCTCGTCATACATTTAACGCAATTTATTTAACCACTGACTAATATGGCTACCAAACTTGGCCGCGATGGCCTTATCAAAATCTCGTCTACCACCATCGGCGAACTCCGCAATTACTCGCTCTCGCACTCCTCTGACACCGTCGAGGATAGCGTGATCGGCGACGTCTACCGCACGCGCCAAGGCTCAATGAAGACTTGGAGCGCATCCGGTGATCTCTACTGGGACGAAGCCGACGCCGGCCAACTCCTGATCACCATCGGCTCGACCGTTACGCTCAACCTTTACCCAGAAGGCGCTACGTCCTCGGACGTTTATTACAGCGGCTCGGCCATTGTCACGAAGTTCGACGTCTCGGCTTCGTTCGATGGTCTTGTTGAAGGTTCGATTGCCTTTGAAGGCAACGGCGCGCTCTCGACCCTGACTGTTTAACGCTAGAAAAAAACACAAAACAAAACACACACATGGAAGCTATTGATCTCGTCCGCGAACATTTCAACAACCTCGGCACCAAACGTATCGAGGTTCCTGAGTGGAAGCTCGTGATCTTCTCGACGCCAATGACCTTGGCTGAGAAAAACCGAGTATATAAGAAATCTCAGAACAACGATATGGATTTGCTCGTGGACATTTTGATAATGAAGGCCACGGACGAGAGCGGAAAGAAGCTATTCACCATCGAGCACAAGCCGACCTTGCTCAACAAGGCCGATAGCAACGTGGTCGCTCGCGTCGCCAATCAGATTCTCGCCGACAGTTCCGCGAATCTTGAAGACTTAAAAAACTAATTGGCGGCGATGAAGGTGCCGACCTCCTCGCCGTCTACAGCATCGCTGAACGTCTCGGTAAATTTAGTCACGAAGTCCTCGCCATGCCAGCCGACGAAATGAACGGCTGGCTTGCCTATATTAACCATCAAAATCGACTGAGAAAACATCATGGCAGCTGAAGCTACATTCGTCCTCAGAGCGGTTGACGCCACTAAGCAAGCGTTTGCTAATGTGCAAAATTCGCTGCAAAGAATGACGAACAGTGCACAAAAACTGACAGCAGCATTTGGTGTTGGACTAGGTGTTGCTGGTATCGGCATGATGGTTAAGAGCGTTCTCGATTTAGGCGGAAAGCTAAACGATCTTTCGATTGAGGCAGGAATGACCACGGATTCGTTTCAAGGATTAGCGTATGCTAATCTTCAGAATGGATTGGCGTTTGAGCAAACTGCAAAAGCCGCTGAAAATCTTCGTTCTAAAATACAAGATGCGGTCTCTGGAAATGAGGCGGCGATCAAATCATTTGAGGCACTTAATTTAACCGGAGAAGGTTTGCGTGCGCTATCTATCGACAAGCAATGGGAAGTTATAGCCATCAGCTTGGCAAACGCTACGGATAAACAAGCGGCTTATAATGCTATTGCTGACATTTTTGGAGCTAAGATTGGCCCAAAGATGAAAGAAACTCTGAGTCAAATTGCAGTTGTTGGATTTGATGAAATAAGTAAAGGATTCGATTCGATCAAATTAACGGATAAAGAAATCAAAAACATTGATCGGGCTGGAGATAGTTTTCAAGTGATGTTTGCCAAGGTTAAAGCTGGTGCTGCATCAGCATTTGTTGGAGCGCAAAATTATTTAGAAAAGTTTCTAACTGAAATGGAACGATCCAGAATGAGGATTCGGCCCGAAGGACTTTTGATAGGCCCAATGCTTCAAGAAGGTACGCCAACTCCAACCGTAAAAGCAATTTCCGAAGAAGATAAGTCTGCAATGGAGGCTGCAAAAATAGATGCAGAAGCTGCAAAGTTTGCTGTTGAGCACGCTAAAACCGCCGACGTTTCTGAAGATAGAACTTCTAGAATGATGAGGGCTTCGAATGATTTACAGGCAATCAGGAACGCAAATCTGCAAAAGTATGAGCAAACAATTTCTTCTATACGCAGTCCGCTTCAAATCTACATGGAGGAAATTGAAAGAATTACTAAACTAGAAGAAA